TTTGGGAGACATATATGTCGGAGCCGCCGGATACTGCAAAGATTTACATGCAGCCCGACGCGCTTAGTGACGAAGCCGATTGGAAAGAGAACCTGATCGAGGGTTACTATGAAAAGCTGGCTGAAGGAAAAACTGAAGACTGGATTGATGTTTATATCAGGAACAAGTTCGGGCGGTCACTGGCTGGGACCCCTGTTTATGAGCGCAGTTTTGTTAGCGACTTTCATGTGGCTGATGGTGAGCTTAAACCCATACCTCTGCCAGACTACCCGATCGTTGTGGGAATTGACTTTGGTCGAACGCCTTGCGCAATCTTTAAACAAAGAGATCCGCGAGGGAGAGTGCTTACCCTCTCAGAAATAACGTCTGAGAACATGGGGATCGAGACCTTTATACGGTTGAAACTGGTTCCGCACGTTGCGAATACCTACCCCGGCTTTGAGATGGTATGTGCACCTGACCCTGCTGGTTTTATGAAGCAACAACTCAATGAGTTGACGTTGGTCGACGCGTTGCGCAATGCGGGCTTCACTTGCGTAAAACCACCTAGTAATAAACCGGAGTATCGCATCCAAGCGGTTGAGAGACTTCTTAGTCAGCAGACAGAAGGGGAGGCGATGTACCTCATAGACCCCAGCTGTCGCATGCTGATAAAAGGTTTTAAGCACGGGTACCGCTACAAGAAAAAGCGCAATGGTGAATTAGAGGACAAGCCTGAGAAGAACGAGTACTCCCACATACACGACGCAAATCAGTACGCGGACAGTATATTGGACCTTCAGTTCAGAGGGTCTACAGCGGCCGCTCACAGCCGCGAGGTGAAGCGTGTACGCTATGTCTATACTTGATAATAGGGTAGTTACTGATACAATCGTCCAGAGCCTCGTCTGCCGGAGTAGAACCTATGGCCACTGTTAATGGCATGGCCCTTACGTCCGTTGCTGATTTGGAAGCAGAAGCCAAACGCCGCAGCGACGAAATGCAAAATCGAGAGTACATCCAAGGGCTTGCGGCACACGTACGTCGGCGATGGGAAGTCTCTAAAGATTCTAAGCAAGAACTAGAAGAACGTATGATCCAGTGTGTGCGCCAGCGCAACGGTGACTATGACCCTGATGTATTGGCAGAGATACAAGAGCAGGGTGGTTCTGACATCTTCGTACAGCTCACGTCAGTGAAATGTCGTGCAGCAACCAGCTGGCTTCGTGACACTCTCTTAGGTACTGGCCAAGACAAGCCATGGGCCATCGCAGCTACACCCGTACCCGACCTGCCGCAAGAAGTAATGCAGTCATTAGAGGCAACATTGTCTCAGCAGATTATGCAGGCGATGCAGTCTACAGGGCAGATGCCGTCTGAAGAAGAGATGCGCCAAGCTGCACTCAGTATGAAAGACCAGACCATGCACCTCGTTAAAGAGGAAGCTGAAGAACGTGTAGAGCGCATGGAGCGCCGCATGGAAGACCAGCTACTCGAAGGTGGGTGGTATCAGGCATTTAATGAATTTATTGATGACATCGTTACGTTCCCGTTCGCTGTAATGAAAGGGCCGGTCAAGCGTCGGCGCAAAGTCATGCAGTGGCAGGACGGAAAATTAGTTCCCAACGTAGTGATCCGAAATGAGTGGGAGCGCGTCGACCCGTTCAATTTGTACTGGGCGCCATGGGCATGGAACCTCAACGACGGGTATGTGATTGAGCGTCACCGCATGACGCAGGACGACTTACAGAGCCTGCTGGGCGTACCCGGTTACAATGACGACGCTATTCGCACGGTGCTAGCTGACTTCAACCAAGGCATGCTCAATGAGTGGCTGTGGCTGGATTCTGCGAAAGCAGAAGCCGAGGGCAAGTACGAGCCAGAGGCTGTCAACACTGACGATCTGGTAGACGCCCTACAGTTATGGGACAGCATTTCCGGTAAATTGCTCCTTGAGTGGGGAGTACCCGAGGAAGAGATTGAAGATCCGTCGCTGAGCTACCCCTGCGAGGTTTGGTTGATTGGTGGCACTGTAATACGTGCTGTACTTAACTATGACCCGTTAGGTAGAAAGCCCTATTATCTCACCTCTTACGAGTCGAAGCCCGGCTCTGTAGATGGTAAGGGCGTAGCTGACTTGTGCCGCGATTCGCAAGCAATGGTCAACGCTACAGCGAGAGCGCTCGCTAACAACATGGGCATTTCGTCTGGTCCGCAGGTGGGTGTAAACATCAGCCGGTTGCCTACAGGCGAAGACATCTCTGAGATGCACCCATGGAAGATCTGGCAGTTCCGCAGTTCGGAGTACAACGACGGTTCACCGCCGCTTTCATTCTTCCAACCCAACAGTAACGCGCAAGAGCTTATGGCCGTCTTTGAGAAGTTCTCAGAGCGCGCTGACGAAGATACGATGATTCCCAAGTACATGACTGGGGGTCACACGCCCGGAGCCAGTAGAACGTCTTCTGGCCTCTCTATGCTTATCTCTAACGCAGGTAAGGGCATCAAGCAGGTTATCAACAACATTGATAAAAACATCATCGTTCCGGCCGTCGAGCGCTTGTACCACGACAATCTACGATACGCTGATGACCCCGACTTGGTAGGGGATTTACATATAAGCGCACGTGGTGCTAGTAGCTTGGTTGTTAAAGAAGCGGAGGCGATCCGGCGGAACGAGTTCTTGCAGCTTGTGCTTAACAGCCCAGTGGCTCAACAGATCGTGGGTATGGACGGCGCGGCAGAACTTTTGCGCGACGCTGCTCTGAATCTTAACACCAACCCTGACCGCATCGTCCCAGACCGTCAGACAGCCTCACAGCTGCAACAACAGGCGATGGTTATTCAGCAGCTGCAACAACAGATAGCAGCCATGGCGGGGCAAATGGCGGGGCCTCAGCAGGGTGGACAGCCCGTGGCACCGCAAAATATTTTGCCGGATGGTTCTCCGGTAGGAGGACGCGACAGTAACTATGTGTCACCAAGGCCGAATGGTTCTTGACGGACATGTTGCTGGAGCGTATATATGAGCCTATTTATAGGATATAAGCCTGAAAAACAACAACTTATGGCGCTGGTGCGCTGTAAGTCGCCCGAGAATAAGGCGTTATTGGAGTTGTTCGAGGCCAAGTTAGCGGAGGTTTTAGATAGCCTCGTTAAGGCCGACGATCCATCGACAATACACCGGCTTCAGGGCAAGGCGACTATCCTTAAAGAATTCCTCGAAGCGGTTTACGAATCGCAAGAGGTGTTGGAGCGTCTTTGACGCATTTTTTAATCCTAGCAAACCATTACGTAGATCGCATACCGACAGGAGCGTGAAACAGAGTTGGAGCTTAAAGGAGTTTGTAAATGGCTATACCTAAGCAGGTAGCAAAGAAGATAGAGGAAATCGAGAAACTTGAGCAGCAGCTTGCCGAAGAGGCGGAGCAGGCTATGGAAGTACCGCAGGAGGCCGCGCCTTCTGAAGAACCCATAGTTGAATCCGTTGTCGAGGAAGCAGAGCAACAAGGAGTAGAGGCAGAATCAGTTTCTGAGCCTGAACCTGTACAGGAAACTAAGCCAAAAAATACTGATGAAGATCCTGCTGTGTGGAAGCAGAAGTACAAGACCCTACAAGGTATGTACGACAAAGAGGTTCCACAACTTCATTCTGAGGTGAGGTCATTGACGAAGGAGCTTGAAGCGCTCAAGGAGTCATTGGCTAAGAAAGCCAAAGAAGTGCCGAAGCAGGAACAGAAGTTGGTTACTGATGAAGACGTGCAAAACTTTGGGGAAGACCTTATTGAAGTTCAGCGTAAGGTCGCCCGCGAAGTTGCGGCGGAGTTCGAAGGTAGGCTCGAAGCGTTAAAGGCTGAAAACCAAGAGTTGCGAAACTTAGTTGGGAATGCAGACAACCGCATCAGCGAGACAACTTTCGAAGCTAGGCTACATAGGCTAGTACCAGACTTCCAGCAGTTGGATTCCGATCCAAACTGGATTGCATGGCTAGACGAAGTAGACCCGGTGTTACGCGCACCGCGCCGTACCATTGCTCTTCAAGCTTATCAGTCGGGGGATGCCGAGGGCGTTGCATACTACGTTGACATGTTTAGATCTAGCATGGTCAAGGAAGAGCTTGCCCAAGAGAAGCCTGCTGCTGAAGAGCTTGAGCGTCAGATTCAACCTGTTAGAACCGCCTCGAACGCTACGCCTACTTCGCAGAAAGGCAAAACATATACGAATGCTGACATTCAGAAAATGTTCCAGAAAGCTGCGCAGTTGAATAGCATGGGCAAGTTAGAGCAGGCCAACAAACTTGAAGCTGAAATTGATGCTGCTTACATGCAGGGGCGTGTAACGGCGTAATTAACCAATCTGTTTTAGGAGGCCATCATGGCTACGGTATACCCAACCCAAGGTAGTTTTACTACCAACCCAACGTACTCCGGTTCGTTTATCCCAACTCTCTGGTCAGGCAAGCTTCTCGCGAAGTTCTACCAGAACACTATCCTTTCTGAGATCTGCAACACAGACTACGAAGGCGAGTTGACCAACCAAGGTGATACTGTACGTATCCGTACTGCACCTTCAATCAGCATCTCTGACTACACTGTTGGTCAGACTCTGAGCTATGAAGTACCCACTCCGATCTTCCAAGACATGCAGATCAACAAGGGTAAGTACTTCGGCGTTCAGGTGAACGACGTTCTTGCTTATCAGTCTGACATGGACTTGATGAACATGTTCACAGAAGATGCAGCTAAGCAGCTCAAGATCGCGATCGAGAACGAAGTATTCTTCAACTCTTTCGTAACTGAAGGTCCTGACTCTGCTAACGAAGGTGCTACTGCGGGCGAAATCTCTGCAGCGTACAACCTCGGTACTGACACTGCTCCTATTGATGAAGCAACTCCAGCAAACGTACTCGACGCGATTCTTCGTATGTCTTCTGTTCTTGATGAGCAGAACGTACCAGAAGATGGCCGTTGGTTGATCATGTCACCTTTCGAGCGTCACCTGCTTATGCAGTCAGACATCGCTCAAGCCAACTTTATGGGTGATGCGTCAAGCACTATCCGTACTGGCAAGATCGGCATGTTGGACCGTTTCTCTGTATACGTTTCTAACCTGCTTCCACGCGGTGCAGCTGCTAAAGCGCTTGTATCAGGCCTCGACGCTACTTCTGGTGGTGCGACCCTCGCAGACGCTAAGGCACGTCGTACAATGATCGCTGGTACTACCCACGCGACTTCATTCGCTATGACAATCAACAAGACTGAACCACTCCGTAACCAGACTGACTTCGGCGACATCGTTCGTGGTCTGGCTGTATACGGTCGGAAAGTTGTTAAGCCAGAGGCGCTCGTAGTTGCGCAAGTTGGCTCAGCATCTTAATCCGGTGTTATAGTCGGAGGGACCCTTCGGGGTCCCTTTTTTATTTGGAGACTACTAATGGACGTTAATAGCTTTATCAAAGAACATGGTGGAGAGATCCTAGCCAACAAACTTCGTATCCGTCACGATGACAAGATAGTGATAGTAGCGAGACTAGAAGGTGAGGGTTGGGTACCCACTGAAGCGGGAGCTAAGCTTGAGCATGAGTTAAACATGCAAAAGGAAGCCAAAAAGCCAGCTCCGAAGGCGGAACCCAAAACTCGCAAAAAGCAAGGGTAGCTGATAGAATTCAGTGACAAAAAGACCGTCTGGGCGCTGTCATGATTAGTATTGATAAGTTTTACTCTAGAGTGATGCCTTATGTACAAGGCTGTCCAGAGCCAACTGCGTCTCAGGCAATTCTCGATGCCGCTATAGAGTTTTGTGACAGCACTAACGTGATGCGCCAGACTCTTGATACGTTTTTTACGTCTAAAGATGTTAACAGCTACGACGTTGATCTGCCTAATCGGCAGCTCCGTGTGTCTAAGATTTTGTCTGTTCGCTTGGACGACAAAGAACTTAGCGGCATTTTCGAGCAAGATTCTTACTCGCTGTCCGTAAGAGATGGCAAGCCTACCGCGTACTACACGCGACGTGTGGACGAAGCGTTAGCACTTCGATTCAACGTATTCCCAGACGACCGTTACTCAGTAAAAGTGTCAGCAGCACTAGCGCCTACGCGCTCAGCTACGTCTGTAGAGACAGACTTGTTTGATTATTGGGGTGACGCCATCGTTATGGAAGCGATCGCTAAACTGGCAAGTATGCCCCAAACCGTATTTTTTAACCCCGCTTTGGCCGTTGAGATGGCTAGTAAGGCTCGTGAGCAGCGACACGTTGCCAGAATCGAATCGCACCAAGGCAAAGTTCGCGGCGGAACCCGCGTTAGAATTCGACCTTTAGTGAGGTAAGAAATGGCTATATCAGCACAATCTATTGTTCATCGCGTAGTCGATATTCTTCAAGATACGACATCTGTTCGCTGGCCCGTACCAGAATTAGTGCGCTACTTTAATGATGGCCAAAGGGAAGTTGTGTTATATCGCCCTGACGCCACCATCAAGAGCGCCACTGTTGAGTGTGTCGCTGGCGCAAAGCAGTCTCTACCTTCGGATGGTGCGAAGTTAATCGATGTTATCCGCAACTCTGCGGCTGCTGGCACGAGCAAAGCTGTCCGTATGGTCGCACGTGAAGTACTAGATGCTCAGATCCCCAACTGGTATGGCTTGTCCGGCGAGTTGGATGTTGTGCACTTCACGTATGACCCACGAGACCCAAAGACATTCTTTGTATACCCACCTGCGCTTACTACTTCGCGTGTAGAAATCACGTACTCAGCGTTCCCAACGGACGTTGCTGAGCCAGCTGACGGGTCTACGTATGACGACGTTGCCGGAAACATGGATCTTCCTGATATCTACGGCAACGTGGTAACCGACTACATCTTGTACCGCGCTTACAGCAAAGACAGCGAGTATGCGGGCAACGCACAACGTGCGCAGGCTCACTACACAGCTTTCGCTAACGCGTTGAATATCGAGGTACAGGGCACAACAGGTGTAGCGCCTACAAAGTAAACGAACGCCAAAGCACTTAGAAGGGAGCTAAAATGGCATATTCAGACACTCTCAATCTAGTCACAGGCGACACGTTACCAGAGCTGACTTTTACCTTGAAAGACAGCAATACGGCAGCTGCCGGGACTACATTAGATGAAGATAACGACGCCACGTGGGCACCCATAAACCTCACGGGTGCTTCTGTGCGTTTTCGCATCCGTGAACTAGGTAGTACTTCAGTAAAAAGCACCCTCACCTGCACAATCACTGACGCTACGGGCGGCAAAGTAGCTACAGACTTCCCAGAAGGTACGTTGGATACGGCAGGTACTTTTGAGGGTGAGCTAGAGATCACGTTCTCAGACGGCGGCAAGCAAACAGTGAACGACTTGATTAAGCTCAAGGTGAGGAGTGACTTCGACTAATGGCATTTCGGCTGTTTGTTCACGCGCGCAATATACGGGCGTCTGTCGAATACAACAGCCCGAAAGTCGTTGCGCCTGCATTTCGAAAGGCATCAGTTAGTGTATCGAAGCCTACCTTCGACGCAGCTGTTGGCTTTGCTGAACTACAAGCCATGGTTGCCCGCCGCAACCTCATATCTACGGTATTTTTCCGCGACGCCAACGCCACTAACCTCGTACTAGATCCTGACACACTTAACCGCTACTTCCGTGGCGACGATCCGGTAGTCATTAGTGAGCAGACTACGTTTGATGTTTCTAAATCACTAACTGATCAGCCTTCCCTGCTAGAAGCGATAGCGTCGTTCGATGTAGGTAAGG